GGACAGAAAACATTGCAAGATAAGGCATCTGCTTTAGATAGAATCAATGTTAGAAGATTACTTATCAACTTGAAAAAATTCGTTGCATCAACATCTCGTTTCTTAGTATTCGAACAAAATACTTCGACAACTAGACAAAGATTCTTAAACACTGTGAACCCTTACTTAGAATCAGTACAACAAAGACAAGGACTTTATACCTTTAAAGTTGTAATGGATGAAAGTAACAACACACCTGATGTAATTGATAGAAACATATTAGCAGGACAAATTTTCTTACAACCGGCTAAGACAGCGGAATTTATCGTAATAGATTTCAACATCTTACCAACTGGAGCAAGTTTCTCAGCATAATACGAAAATAAAGGAAGTAGATATTTATTAATATAAAATAAAAGGATAATAAAATGGCAGAAATATTAGAGTTTGACAAGATGTTCTATACGAACTTCGAACCTAAAATGAAAAATAGATATGTGATGGAGATAGATACTATCCCTTCATATCTTGTAAAAGCGGCAAACAGACCTACAATTCAATTTGAAACAATTGCATTAGACCATATCAACGTAAAAAGAAAATTACAAGGTAAAGGTGATTGGCAAGACATAACAATTACATTGTATGACCCAATTGTACCTTCTGCAGCACAAAAGGTAATGGATTGGATTCGTTTAGGACATGAATCGATTACTGGTAGACGTGGATACGCAGATTTCTATAAAAAAGATATTACTTTCTATTTGTTAGGACCAGTTGGTGATAAAATTGAACAATGGACTTTAAAAGGTGCATTTATTCAACAAGCAAACTTTGGTGAATTAGATTTTTCATCAAATGAGGTTGCAACCATTGAATTAACATTATCTTACGATTACGCAATTCTTGAATTTTAATTTAAGAAAAAATATAAAAACAAAGGGGAAACTAAACATTTCCCCTTTTTTTATTTCCAATTTTTTAATTTCTATGTATTTATATATACAAAATTAAAACGAGTAAAGTTATGACAGAAAAACAATATGATTTTCCAACGGAAGTATTAGACCTTCCATCAAAAGGATTGGTGTATCCGAAAGAACACCCATTATCATCCGGACAAATTACAATTAAACATATGACTGCTAAAGAGGAGGATATTTTAGCATCACAAAATCTTATTAAAAAAGGTATTGTATTAGATAGATTATTTGAGTCAATTATATTAGATTCTATAAATCCAGATGATATTATGTTGGGTGATAAAAATGCAATAGTATTAGCAACACGTCTATTGGGGTATGGTCCTGAATATGCAGTATCTTTTTATTCATCAAAATTAGGAAAAAGTATAAATTCAGAAGTTGATTTATCAAAAATTCAAATAAAAGAAGTAGATGTATCTATTTTTAAAAATAAAAATGAATTTGAATTTAAAACTCCAACTGGTGTAAATCTTACATTTAAGTTATTAACACATGGTGATGAAAAAGCAATAGAAAAAGATATAGCAGCTTTAGAAAAATTAAATAAAGAAACATCATATGATATTACAACTAGATTGCGTTATATGATTACATCTGTGAATGGGGATAATACCATATCTGCATTAAATAAATACATAAATGGAATGTTGGCTAAAGATAGTAGAGCATTCAGAGAATATGTTAAAAAAATAACTCCTGATCTTGATATGAAATTCACTTATACTCACGAAGATGGTGAGGTGGAGGAGGCGCCTATCGGTATGTCCGTAAACTTTTTTTGGCCTAACAACAAATCATAGTAAAATGTTACACACTCAAATATTTGAGATGTGTTACTATGGCAATGGGTTTAATCAACATGATTTATATCAAATGCCAACGTATTTACGAAATTTTTATTATAATAAATTAGTAGATGCTAAAAAGAAAGAAGCAGATGAAGTAAAAAAATCAAATAAAGCAAATAATTCAAAAGTTAGGGTTAATAGATAATCCTAACTTTTTTTATTAATGGGATATTTATAGATGTTAAACTATATACTATGAAAAAATATAAAATATCAAAATCTAATTTAAAAGAATTTTTTGGGTTTTTTACTAAAAAGAAAACACCACAACAAATTCAAACATTAATAGATAATGATCCTGTGCTGCAAAAGTTAGAAAAAGATTTGAAAGCAATCAACTCAAAAAATCAGGATTATATGGATGGATTAAAAACTAAAAATCCAAAGCTGTATAAATGGTTGGATGATAATGGAATGATAAATACTCAGTATTAATAGATGGCGCAAAATAATCCTAACGAAAGGGAAAAACTCGAGTTATTAAAAGAAATCGCGGAAATTAACGAAAGAATTTCCGAGCAGAATAAACGTGCCGCAACCGCAACAGGACAAGAAAAAAGAGATTTAGAAGATAGAATAGCTAGTGAAAAAATTCGTCTAGGTCTAACTGAGGAACGATTTAATGTTGTAAAAGATATACTGGATGAAGAAAAAAAGCAAGCAAAACTAGCGGAAGAAAAGAATAAGCGACAGCAAGAAACAAATGATTTGCAAGATGATTTTGCTACATCGTTTACAAAAATGGGTAATCAGCAAAAAAAGTTTCTTACCGATTCAAACTCATCTAGTAATTCATACGCTAATATTACGGCAAAGATAGTAGAATTAAAACAACAAGAAGTTGAAGCATCTGATGAAGACCGAGTGCTTTTATCAGCAAGAAGAACTATATTGGAAGGAATACGAAGCGAACAGGTTGATTCCGCCGCAGCCGCTGCAATGGCTAGACAAGAAATGTTTGGAATATCTGATGCGGAGCAGAGAAGAATAGAATTTCAATCATCAATAATTGGTTTAACCGGAGAAGAAAAAGAATTAGCAGAGCAAGCATTTGCCTCAAAAGAAAACCTGCTAATGCAGCAGGAGAGATATAACCAATTGCAACAGGGTGGTAATGAAATACTGGGTAAAATGCCTGCTGGAGTTCAATCGGTAATTGGTGGTATCAAAAATATGATAATGGGAATCCGAGCATTCGGAATCCAAGCAGCAATAGCAACAGCCGGTATCACATTGGTAATTGGTGCAATAATCGCTGGAGTGGATTATATGTTGGGTTTGGAAAAAGCTAGTGAAGAATTTAGGAAAGAGACGGGCCTCACCAATTCTATGATGGCGGATATGGAAGATAAGGCCGTTGCTGTAAATCAACAATTTGCAAATTACGGTGTATCTCTAGACGATGCATATGATACAATGGCAGCACTTAGAGAGGAAATTGGGGAAGTTGCAAATTATTCTTCAGCAACTGTGGCAAGCCTTTCACTAATGAAAACAAACTTTGGAGTTAGTGCGAAAGAAGCAGCAAAAGTACAAGGTATATTTGAAAGTGTAGGTGGTTTATCGGAACAAACTGCAGCTAGTGTACAAATGCAGGTAGCAAATATGTCTAAGCTAGCAGGGGTAGCTCCAAAAAAGGTACTCAAAGATATTGCTGAAAACGCTGAAGCTGCATCTACATTCTTTAAAGGAGATACAGTCGCGTTAACAAAAAATGCAGTACAAGCTGCAAGAATGGGTAGTTCTCTAAAAGACCAGGTAAAATTAGCAGAAAAGTTATTAGATTTTGAAACAGGTATTGAGGAGGAATTAGTAGCAGCAACATTTGTTGGTGGGGAATTTAATTTAAGTAGAGCAAGAGCATTGGCAATGGAAGGTAAACTCGCAGATGCACAAGCTGAAACACTTACTCAAATACAAAGAAGTGGTGATTTCCGTCAAAAAGATTACTTTACACAACAACAATTGGCAAAGGCATCTAACATGACTGTTGAGGAAATTAATAAGCAATTAAATACGCAAGAAAAATTAAGTAGACTATCGACAGAAGAACAGCAAAAAGCACAGGCAGCAATAGATGCTGGATTGGATATAACCAATCTTAATGATGAACAATTGATGCAAGAGGTTGAAAAAGCCGCAGCTCAAAAAGAGATGGCATCTACTATATCAGATATGGAAAATACATTTAAAGGTATATTGGCAACTGTTGGTGGCGCGCTACTTCCTATATTTCAAATGTTGGGACCTGTTTTACAATTTACATTCTTCCCATTAAAACTAGCAGCGAAAGCGATTCAATTTATCATAGATGGTATTATGTGGTTGCTGAAAAAAATACCTGGTGTTAGTAGTTTAGTTGATACTGTTGGTGATGCTGTAGGACAAGCGGACGCAGCGGTTAACAATTTTTCAGTAGCTGCAATGGAGGGAAAGGGTGGATTGCCAAGTGCAACTGATGCATCGGCAAGTGTTGGTAGTATTAACGATGGTGTTGTACAAGATGGTAAGATAGTTTCAACAAATCCAGCCGATACTCTTATAGCAACACAATCTCCTAGTGAATTAGTATCAAGTGTTTTATCAATGGCACCAATTGGCATGACATCTAACACCGGTGGAGGAGGAAGTTTATCGGCATTAGCAGCACCATTAGCAGCAGTAGTAAACGAAATTAAAGCATTAAGAGCGGATATGGCATCTGGAAAAATAGCAGTGTATATGGATTCTGCAAAGGTTACTTCGAATGTTAATACACAAGTTGAAAAAACAACGAGAAACAGCTATAACATGGGACAAGCATAAAAATATAATTTAATGCCAACAATAGAAGAATTATTTAAAACCAAAAAGTTGATAAGTGGACAAACCGCTGAACAACAATATGATATTCGTAATACTGCCGATATAAAAAGAACGCCGTATAACGTCCTAATGCGTCCATCTTTTAAAATTGCAGAAATTGCAAGGAGAAATTTATCTAGTAGATTAGGAGAAACTAAATTAGAAGCAGAAGTAACTGGATTAAGAATATTGGCAAGTACAACATCTCCAATTATATATGGAACTGATATACTTAAATTTGCTAAAAAGACCAGAGGTATTGTTGAGGATATGAAGCAAGGAACCAGTGGTGCAGAGGCGGGTGTTGGGAAATTAACTTCATTTATAAATAAAGCTGAAAAATTTGGTAATAATTTATTATCAAAAATCGGAGCTAAATTACCAGAAGATTTAATACCAAGCCGTATTGTATTAAATTCTGATTTCAAAAAGGGTAAAGTATCCGATACAATGGTCACATTGTCTAAGTTAAAAACGAATTCTGGTGGTAATTTATTGGGTAAACTTATTAAAGATAATTTACAAGGAAGACCAAACCCAAATCAAATACTTGGTTCGGCTTTAGAATTAGGTAAAAAGAAATTAAATAATTTATTATTAGGTTCACCATCACAAGCAGCAGTTAATTTTGCCAAAGATGGTGGTGATAACTATGATATCGAGACACCATATGGAAAGGTAATGACTCCAGCTTTGTATTTGAAGGAAGATGCAATTGCACAAAGAAATGATTTATCATCAAAATTTGTTGCTTATGAACCCGATAAATTCAATCTACCATTACCTATAACAAATTATATTGCAGTACCAACTTTTTCAAAAGAACCCAAACAAATGTATTCAAAGACAAAATTGATG